GTCTTAGACTCATCTTTTGTGGTTGCAACAGCGGGAGGTGAAAGCATTGGAAGGGGGGAGACCCTCAGCCATGTACACGCAAGTGAGCTAGCCTTTTGGCAAAAAAGCACAGCACTGGATAACTGGAATGGCCTCACGCAAGCAGTCCCTAATACAAAAGGCACAGCTATTTTTGTTGAAAGTACAGCCAATGGTGTCAACGGTATTTTTTATGATTTGTGGCGTGGTGCTGTCAACGGTACTAATGGTTACGTTCCTGTTTTTATCCCTTGGTTTACTGACCCTAGCTACCGTGAAGATGTTCCAGAGAATTTTGAGCGAAGCCCAGAAGAAGAGGACCTAGCAGAAAAGTTTGAGTTAGACGATGAGCAACTTATGTTTAGACGCAAAAAAGTTGCACAGAATGGCATCGATTTATTTCGCCAGGAATACCCAAGTGAACCTGACGAAGCCTTTCTTACCACAGGACGCCCTGTGTTCAATCCTGAGCAGCTTGCAGACAGTCTTAATAACACAAGAGACCTAGAAAACAGATTTGCCCTGGAAGGCGACGACTGGAACAACAATGCCCGTGGCGAATTGTTTACCTGGAGACCACATGTACCTGGTGAGCAGTATGTCATTGGTGCAGACGTGGCTATGGGTGTCCGTGGTGGTGACTACAGTGTTGCCCAGGTCCTGGATAGTAAAAAGCGCCAGGTAGCAACCTGGAGAGGCCACGTCCACCCAGATTACTTTGCTGAAGTTTTGTACAAGCTAGGTGAGTACTACAACGAAGCTCATATCTGTGTTGAGAACAACTCACACGGCATATTGACCTGTACACGTCTGGGTAAAGATATGGCTTACCCTAATTTTTATACTGAGGTTCAGCACGACAAGGTAACTGATAGAGAGACCGTAAAGCTTGGATTTTCTACAACCTCAAAAACAAAACCTTTAATTATCGACCAACTGCGAGCGTCGATGAGAGAAGAACAAATTGAGCTAAATGACAAAGTGACTATACGCGAGATGATGACCTACATAGTCACTGAGTCAGGTGCTATGCAGGCAGAGTCTGGATGTTTTGATGACTGTGTCATGTCTCTAGCATTAGCTAACTACGTGCATCAAGGTGCGTGGGAACCTATCAATAGCACTGACCAATACTACATAGAGATGGTATGAACATGGCAAAAAAGGAATACAAAAAGCTCGACGATAACAGCATTGTCAACATAGTAGACCAGCAAGTGTCTTTATCTGTTGGCTATGCAGATTCAGAGCTTAGCTCAGAACGGGCTAAAATCATTGATTACTACAATGGTACGCTGCCCCGCCCAGCTCACGATGGTAATTCTAAGTATGTTTCTTTAGACGTCTACGATGCTGTTGAAAGTCTTAAAGCAGCCCTACTCGAAAGTTTTAGTAGCGGAAACAAGACTGTAAGATTTGCACCGCAGAATGAAGATGATGTCGAAAAAGCCAAAGTCTGCACAGAGTACACCGACTACGTTGTACACCGGCAAAACGACATGTTCTCTGTTATGTCCACAGCTATCCACGATGCACTTATTGCCAGGGCAGGCGTAGTAAAAGTATTTTGGGAAAACAGCACAGAGACTAGCTACGAAGAGTTTGAGGACATCACTGATTCTGAGCTAAATCTATTGTTAGCCCAGGACAACGTCGAGCTAGTAGAAAGTACAGCCGATGAGCTAGGGTTAAACTCAGGCACCATCGGAATTGAAAGTGACACTAGCCAGGTAGTTATTGAGAATGTAGCGCCTGAAGAATTTCTTATTGAGTCACAAGCCAAGAGCCTGGACGATGTAACTTTCTGTGCCCACCGGACCAAAAAGACATTGTCAGATTTACGTCTTGAAGGTTACTCCGAAAAGTTAATAGAAAAGATTGGTGACCACACAGATGTCGACCTAGAGACTGACCCTGAAGTACTAGCACGTTTTGACAATGTAGGTAACTTTAGAAACGCTAGCAAAGACCACCAGGACCAGGTCCGTAGTGTCATGGTTTACGAAGCATACATCATGATAGACGTCGAAGGCACTGGAGTCGCTGAGCTATATAAAGTTATCAAAGCAGGCAATGTACTTTTAGATAAAGAGAAAGTCATTAGGAAGCCATTTGTAACTTTTGTACCTCTACCAACACCGCACTCATTCTATGGTAATAACTTTGCTGACAAAGTAGTTGCTACACAGAATGCTAGAACAGTGTTAACCAGGTCTATCCTGGACCATGCAATGATTACAAATAACCCACGCTACACAGTAGTCAAAGGTGGTTTAACTAACCCCCGTGAGCTTATTGATAATCGTGTGGGAGGCATAGTAAACATATCAAGACCTGACGCCATTGCCCCGATGCCCCAGTCAAGTCTTAACCCGTTTATCTTCCAAACAATACAAATGCTGGACGAAGATAAAGAAGACACCACAGGTGTATCTAAAATATCACAGGGCCTAAACAAAGACGCCCTGAGCCAGCAAAATTCTGCTGCAATGGTCGAGCAATTAGCCACCATGTCACAGCAGCGTCAAAAGATTATCGCTAGAAACTTTGCTGTGCAGTTTGTTAAACCACTGTATAGCCTGGTGTATGAATTGGTCTGCGAGAATGAATCTCAAGAGCGTATTGTCGAGCTAAGCGGTTCTTACGTTGCATGCGACCCACGCAAGTGGCGAGAGAAACGTGACGTGGCCGTCGAGCTGCACCTGGGTTATGGAGAGCAAGAGAAAGAAGCTCAAAAGTACCTGGCGCTGCACACGCTTATGACGTCAGACCCAAACCTTTCCAAAATGTACCAGCAGCAAAACCAGTACGAGCTGGCCTCCAAAATCATGGAGCTTTCAGGCATTAAGGAAGTAGGTAACTACCTAACTAATCCACAAAGCCTACCTGAAGAAGGACCAGACCCTGCAGTAGAAATGCAAATGCAGATGGCTCAAAAGCAGCTTGAGTTACAAGAGCGTCAAACTGCTCTGGCAGAAACTAAGGCACAAGTGGAAGCACAAATTAGTCAGATGAAGATTGAGCTAGAGAAAGCCAAAGTTGAAAACACTCATGCAATACAGTCTGACAACTTAGACCTGAAAGAGGAGCAACTGAGACATAAGAAACTAATCGACTCTGCCGAGCTTGTATTGGCTCAGCAGGCCGATGAGATAACGGCCATTGCATCACCGAATGGTTAAACCCCTGTCTTTTAAGGAGAGACAAATGACCGATGAAGAAAAAATGATTCACCTGGGCACCGCCTCTGAAGAAATACTACGGAGCGATGCCTTTAACACTGTGGTAAATACCCTGGTAGAAAACTCGTTTAATTCTTTTGTCAGCACAGCGCCTGACGAGACTGAGAAGAGAACGGCTGTTTATTATCAATATAGGGCACTGAGAGACGTCATCGATACTATGCATCAAATGGTGTCTGTCCGTGATGAAATCCGCAGTAAAACTGAGCAACAAGCAGAGGAGGAATAGACTATGTCTTTATTAGATAACGTCAATCAAAATTCCAACACTGAAGCAGCACATACTGTTGATGATGCTGCGGAAGCAATTCTTGGAAGTTGGGAGGACGCTGAAAAGCTATCCGAAGAAGACCAAGAGGCACCAGACGAAACTACTAGTGAGACTGAGGTAGAAGAGTCTGTCGAAACTGAAGATGAAGAAAACTTAGAATCTGATGAGGACGATGAGGACCCTGAACAAGATGATGAAAACCAAGACGAAGAAGAAGCCGACGATGAAGAAGACGACGACGATTCAGAAGAAGAAGAAACTGAAGAAGTCCAAGTCCTCGATGAAAACGCGCTGGTAGAAATCACAGTCGACGGTGAAGTNNCATCTTTAACTAGAAAGTCTCAAGAAATGGCATCTCAACGAAAGTTGGCAGATGAACAACTGCAAAAAGCCGATGCACAGCTACAAGCTTTATTAGGCCGAGCAGAAGAGCGTTACAAGCCGTATGCTGAAGTAGACATGTTAGTTGCGAGTAAGCAAATGTCTAATGATGACTTTACAGCTTTACGTACTGAAGCTCGCCAGGCTGAAGAAGACCTAAAGTTTCTCAGGGAAGAAGCTGACCAATTCTACGGATATGTTAAAGAGCAGCAGTCAAAGCAATTGCAGGAGCAAGCTAAAGACTGCGTAAAAGTCCTCCAGCAAGAAATACCTGACTGGAGTAATGCTCTTTACAACGACATCCGTACCTATGCTGTTTCACAAGGACTGCCTGAAGACCAGGTTAATCAATACGCAGACCCCAACGTCATTATGTTACTTAATAAGGCTCGTATGTTTGACCAGACTACTAAGGTGGCAACTGTGAAAAAAGCTAAGGCAGCTAAGAAGGTTTTACGAAGCAAGAAAGCGCCTCCAAATAATTCTGAACTGAAACGCCAAACTCAGCAGAAGAAGTTGGACCAGCTTAGAGCAAATAGCGGTGACCTGGACAATATTGCAGATGTGATTATGTCTAACTGGGATTGATGCCTATGT